CCCGGTCGACACAATCGAGAACCCCGGGGAGCCATTCTGGGTGTTGGCAGAAGCAGACGCCATGCTGCCCACTGCGGTGGAATCATAGCAGATCAAGTCACCACCCGGAAATCCAGTCGTCCACACGGGCTGGTTGTTCACGAACGGGACAAGCACATTCTGGGGGGTAAATCCAGTCACATTCGACGCGTTCGTGGGTGCGATATAAAATCCACATCCACTGCCGCCACCAGCAACCGTATTCCCCGAGGCATTACCGAGGGCAAACGAATAAAGACCCGGGGTCAGGAACGGATACGTGGAAACCAGCGAGTTGGGCGTCGCAGTCGGTCGGATCGAACCGACGCCCGAAAGCGGTGTATTCGTCGTGGCGTCGGCAAACCAGGTCGTCGGATATGCACCGTTGGGAATATCGCCCTGGGAATTCGTAACCGAGTAGGACGAAAAGTTACCGCTACTGGAATTCGAGTCGTCGCGACCCCAGCTAAAGACGTCAACCCCGGACGGGGTCGTTCGCTGCTTCACGTTCTCAGGGGTCATCGTGAGAAGCAGCTGTTCCTTCAGGGTGTCACCATTCGTCGTCACAGTGCAGTCGTTCAGTGTCGCCGTCATATTCGTGAGCGCGGTCTGGAGTGGGAAGGAGCAGTACGCAAGATCCTTCGGCGAAACCGCAGTGGCGTATCCCATCGGCTGGAACGCCGAGCTATTAACAGCACCATCAAAAGGCGCATCGTACGTAACTCCCTGCTGGACACCCATGACGGGATCCGGAACGTCCCACGTCCACGGCACGAGAAACCCAAACGCACCAGACGCCGCAGTGATCGCAACAATCGGGATATTACTGAGCACATACTGGTTTACCGTGCCGTTCTGGTACAGAACAGTCGTACCCGGCGGCAGGCTCGGGTGCAAGACCTGTGTACCCGCAACGAGGAGGGGTGATCCAGCCCCGTTGATCGTAGGGTAGCCAGAGAGAACCAACACCGCCGAGCCAGCCGCCATGGTACCAGTCGCCGCCGTCGTCGCGGAAATAGTAGCCAGGACGCTCTGACTGCGCTGTCCACCATAAAACAGATTGGCGGTGAAGTTAAGACCCGCGGACAGCTGCATCTTGCGGTCGACGAACACGTTGAGGGACGGCACAAGGACCTGAAAGGTCATCTGAGCACTGCTCGCAGAAATCGCGCTAAACGGGGCGACGCTAACGGAAAGCGCACCCTTCTGCACCGCATATGCGGGCTCATCCTGCTGTAGACGCGCATCGTACACGGCGACCTTCTGGATCGAACTCATTTTGCAGTGGAGTGATTCTTTATGAGCTGCCTTTGACAATGTGATTACGTGAGTCGACTAAGTACAGGGTAAGAAATGGTGGGTATTTGAGTTTTGTATTTAAAGTGGCCCTACTTAAGCTCAAAGTGCCACCGGATATTAACGCTTCCACCGTTCGAAAGAGTTACCTGGCGAAGAAGCTGTGAGGCTTTCATCCGCATATACACCTTGAAATCGAAGCTATCGAACTCGCTACCCCGAATGAGATCGACGCGATGTGGCGTATTGGGTTCATACACGATCTGATTCCTGTACTGCTGGCCAGACTGGACAGATCCTTCAGGTTTGACAAGGAATTCTGCGATTATATACTCAATCTGTTGTCCAATGGAAGTTACAGGTGGGCCATTATCACCAAGCACGAAAGGCGCCACTGTCTGGTCTGGGACGATTGGGACTTTCCCAGACACAATAACAATCGTGTCGACTGGATTCCACATGGTCCCAACTGAAGGATACTCCTGCGTAAACGTGTACAAATATGGCTGGTTTCCAGCTACACGCGTGATTGGGAGATAGCCAGTCGTGGCGACGGTCGGATTGAGGAGTGGAAGAGGGGTTGGTACATTCAACCCCGCATTAAACGCCTGCAAGGTGTACCTGACGTATGACGTATTCGTCGATGTCACTGGGTCTAGGTAGTTAAGGCGGAGCACAGGCCAGTTTCCAAAGAGCTGGTTGAAGTAGTCATCGGATTCAACCGTCATTCTCTCGTCGTAAATCAAGTTCGGGTGGCGATACGTGGTATACGCGGGCAAGTTGGGGCTAACGCTGTTGAGTGTCGTACCCGTAAGCCCCCATGAGTCGCGAGCCTGGTCGTTCAGTGACGAATTCAAGATGAACTCTTGGACTCCGGCGGATGGATAAAGACTATCGTCAAGAATACTATAGCCATCATAAGCATTCGTCGCATCGCTGCCACCAAATCCATAGCTGTCGAGGTTCAGGGTAAAAAGCTGCGACGAAGAATTGAAGGTGATCACTGGAGCGAGCGTACCAATCGTGGCGGGGTTTACCCCGGTGGGCAAAAGAACACCAGTGAGGCGTGTGAAGTTGGCACCAGCTGAAAAGTTAGCAGTCTGGAATGTGGTGCTCGCAGCAACTGCGGATGTACAGGTATAGTACAGGAGACGGGTAAACCCAGGTGCAACATACGTAACAACATCCCCAACTGCATAAATCTGGTTAGGGGACCACGAGTTCCAGATTGAAGGTCCGCAGTCGAACCAGTATGGATCCGGAATTACCGTGCCATACGAAGGCGTGATGCCACTGTTAGCCCTCTGGCAGTAATACGCCCTGCCAATATAAAAGACAGCAGCACCCACTGCGTAGCTGGTAGTCGAATTCCACTGGGTGTTTGCGGCGCAGTTCGTCTTGCACACAGTGGTCAGCTGGCGCTGGAGACACTGGTCGCTCTTAAGAACTGCAGTAGCCCCAGAGTCATCCCATTCGTCGAAAATGAGACGCCTGAACGTCGGGTTTACGACCTGGTTAAGTACGTGCTCATAAGAATAGCAATCAAAATATGTATCCTTGTACCCAGATGCGATATCTGCACTGGTTGGAACTGGAACGGATGTGTCCTGTGGGATCCACCGGGCATTCTTGTATGAGAAAAGGTTCACGGATGCGCGAAATGCAAGCTGGAAAGGCCTGCTGAGTGTCACCGACCCTGACGCAGGGATCACGAGCACTTCTCCTGGAATGAACCCCAAGAGCTTACACGCCTGAAGAAGGCCTGCCTTCGATGGCACGGGCCCGGGTGTAATGGGATTCGGAAAATTCTGAGCCACAGGGGGCAGCGTGAAGTCAAGGTACACAGGACTCGCTGTCGTATTCGTAAATACCAGGTACTGGGAGTTCGTTGGGCTTGTAGACACAGTCCAATAAGGACCAGTCAGCCTGGTAAGCAACACCGCTACCGTGCAATCTGGGTTCGTGGAGATTGATGCACAGTTCAGAGACGTGCGGTACAACCCGGTGGTGGTATACGATGTGATCCACCCATAAGTGGGCCACGAGGCGAGACTGATGTCAACAGACGGGATAGCCCCCTGGAACGCAACATCCGTGCTCTCGCAATAAACCGGACCCGTCCACGTAAGCGCAAGCCCAGGCTGCATGGCCGTCTCCCAGACAGGCGATCCGTTTTCAATAACCGGGTTCGGACTGCTCGCTGTACTGGGGCGTAACAGTGGCACAAACAACGGAATATTGTCAGTTGTAACTGCACCTCTGACCAACGCAACAGTATACTGGTTTGATTTTCCAATCAGGGGGCGAGTGCGAGTATCACTGAACTCTGCATAGCGGCCATGGACACCCTTTGCAGTTACGCCTGAATCGCTAGAAACAGCGGCTACAATATTCGTGTCGTAATAAACAGACCCATTTGAACCGTTCGTATTACGGCCGGTGCTGATTTCAGGCCCGTATGAGTCTCCGATAGTTCGCCTCATCTTAAATACTGATTCGTGTATTTTGTATCTTAGAATGGACGATCCATTTGGTGGACGACAGAGGCGGCGTGCCGCGGCAGCACATGAAACCAAGCCACTTACGGCTCACGTAAATCCGTTTTCAGATATGAAGTCTTATCACAGACTCGCAGGGCTTGCAGCTCCTGTACTCAAAGGAGGGGCTGTAGCAGAGGACACCAAACCCTCAAACCCGGCCGAGTATGCCTTTTCGGATGCGGATATCACCGCTGCGCTTGGACCTGTTCCCATCCACAGGTATCCAGAGCTTAAAGGAATGTCGTCACCGGATTCTCTTTTCAAAGGAAACAAGGCGGCTGTGCTCCTTTTCCTGACCGAAGGGAGAAATAACGGCCACTGGCTCGCAGTTCTTGACCACGACTCGCATTACGAGGTATTTGATAGCTTCGGAACCGCCATTGATGGCAACCGGAAGTGGCTTGATGAAAAGAAACTGATGGAGTTCGGACAGACCCTGCCACTGCTTTCCATTCTGTTAAAGAAGGGCGATAAACCTGTCGTCCATAATACCAGCAAGCTCCAAGAAAACCATGCAGATACTTGTGGGCGTTGGGTCGTCTGGCGCATTCTAAACGCAAAGACACCACTGGATTCATTTGTCAGTCAAATGAAATCAGGAAGCGGTACACCCGATGAAAAGGTAGTTGAACTCACATATAGTATCCTGGATAAGTGATCTCGTTATGCGGGGTATATGCGTTTCACGTCATTACGAATCACCCCCAC